CCCGTGCCGGGACTGACGGTCGTGCGGGTCATCGAACTGCGGGACAAAAACGGGTTTGACATTGGCTTTGACCTTGATCCGTGCGGGCGCTGCTTTCACGTCTGGCGGGATGATCTGGCGGGGCAGACGCTGCGGGCGGTCTGCGAGGTGGCGTTTTACCCGCTGGAGGACGGACAGGACGAACCGCAGCTGCCGGAATACGCGCATGCGGCGCTGGCGGACTACATCTGCTATCGGCACCTGTCCAGCGGCAATCTGGCCAAGCAGAGCCGGGCGCAGTTTTATCAGACCAGCTTTTACCAGGCGATGCAGCGGATTCGGCCGGAAGGCATGGGGAGCGTGACGAGGTTCAGGAACCTGTATGAGGTGACGGACGCACGATACTGTAAGTGATGGGGGTACGGGGGATTTGCATAGCCTGCGGGCGGGAACTCCTTCCGTCAGCTTCGCTGACACCTCCCTCGGAGAGGGAGGCTTTTGGTATAAGCTACGGTAGCGAGAGAATCAAGGCTCCCTCTTTGAGGGAGCTGTCGAACGAAGTGAGACTGAGGGAGTAAAGATGAGCATTTCAGACAGCGACTATCAGGGGCGATTCACGATTCCCACGCCGAAAGGGGTTTATCAGGCGGCAGGCGACACGAACATCAACACGGACTACGCGTACCGGGCAGAGAACATCCGCACGGAGCGGGGGCTTTTGGCTTCCAGCTACGGCACGAGCCGCGCGTTTCCGTCGCTGGGCGCGCCCATCGAGACGCTGGCGCGGTTTTACCGCAGAACCCGGCCGGACGACGCGGACGTATATGTGGCGGCGGCAGGCGGCGCGATTTACACCTACACGATGGGAACGGAAGGCTGGGTGAAGCGCAGCGAGGGATACAAGAGCGACGTATGGTCGTTTGTGACCTACGAGGCCGTGGAGGGCGGCGCGACGGTGGACATTCTGATTCTTTCCAACGAAAAGGACGGGATGATCGCGGTCTACGGAAGCGACCTTCGGGTGGAGCGCAAGACGCTGACGCTCGGCGAGAACTACGAAAACGTGAAATTCGCCAAGCTGGGGCGGCACGCGGAGCGCATTTGGGGCGTGGGCGCGGAGGGATACCCGGACAGCATTTTCTATTCGCGCCCCTACGACCCGTTCACATGGACGGATGTGCCGGAAACGCCGGAGATCGGCGGCGGGGTAATCAATCAGCCGACGTGGGACGGGGACAAGTTCATTTCGCTGGAACCCTTCGGCGGGTATCTGCTGGCGGTGAAGCAGCGGACGATCTTTGAGATCCGCGGTACAGACCCCAGCAGTTTTACGATCACGGAGGCCTACGGCACGGACGGTCCGGTGGAGGAAAAGAGCATTCAGACGGACAGGACGAGCATGTTTTACCTGACGCAGAGCGGCATCGGCCTTTACGACGGAAGCACGCTGCGGATGCTCAGCCGCGACGCGCTGTATGAGACGATGCGCATGCGGATGGACGGGATGGACGGCGCGGCGAGAAGCTGCGTGAACGAGCACGTTTACTATTTGGCGCTGTGCGTGAAGGAAAAAGAAGGCGACGTGCTGAGCGAAAACAACACGGTGATCGAGTACGACACGGAGCGCGGGACGTTTATGATTCGCAAGGGCATGCGCGTCAAGGACTTTTTCGCCGTCGGCGGGAAGGTGTATTTCACGCAGGCCGACGCGCCGTACGAGGTGCTCTCCTACGGCGACCCGGAAAGCGGGAGCTATCTGGGCGTGCCGATGGAAAGCCTGTGGGAAACGCCGTGGCTCGATCTGGGCAAGGCCTACATGAAGCGGGACTTTGTGCTGCGCCTGACCGCCGACGCGGACGCGGACGACGTGCCGCTGGAGGTGACGATCCTCACCGAAAGGCGGGAGAAGACGCGCGTCGTGCTGCTCAAAAAGCGGCGGACGGATTACCGGGTGAAGATTCAGGTGAGCGGCGTGCGGATGAAGCTGAAACTGCACAGCCACGCCAAGGCGGCGGGATGGCGGATCTATGGCGGGGTGCAGGTGGAATATTCGCTGGATGAGGTGTAAACATGGCATTTAAGCAGCCGAGGGTTCCGCAGGAGACAGGCGGGACGCTGGCGGGGTACGTGAAGAACATCGCGCTGTTTCTGCGCGATTTCTGCATGGCCAGCTGGAACGCGGACAGGCTCAAGGACGCGGAAATCGAGAAGATCAAAAAGCGTTTAGACGCGCTGGAAGGGAAGTGAGAACATGGCGCTGAGGGTATCTTCGATCACGGAGACGGATACAAGCTCGAAATCGGACAGCAAAAGCAAAGAGCACAGCCAAAGCCAGAGCAGGAGCGACAGCCAGAGCACAACCAAAAAGTTGCTGGACAGCGACCTGATGAACCAGATTCTCGGCGGTCTGGTGCGCAACATGACCGACGAGGAAATCAACCAGTTTGCGGAAAACCTGCTGCGGCCGCAGCTCAACGCGGCGCTGGAGGAAAGCCGGCAGAACTACGAAACCACGAAGCTGAGCAAGGAGCAGGAACTTGAAAACCTTGCGGCCAGCCTGACGCGCGCCATCGACGAGCAGAACACGGCGTACAGAAAGAGCGCCGCAAACGTCGAAACGGCGGCGCTCAGCCGCGGCATGGGCAGAAGCAGCTACACGCTGCAAACGCTGGCCAACCAGGGCGACGCGCTGGCCAAGGCGGTGCAGCAGCTGACGGACGAGAACACGCGGCAGAGCGGGCAGATTCAGCAGCAGATCACGCAGGCGGCGCAGCAGAACAGCCAGACACAGGGACGATTGAACACGGATTTCGCCAGTCAGCTGGCGGCGAAGGTGCAGGAACTGAAAGAAAACCAGCGCAAGGAATGGAACAGCAACTACCTGAC